GCTGAACCAGAACCTGCCTCTGCACCAGAACCTGTCGCTGAACCAGAACCTGTCGCTGCACCAGAACCTGTCAGCAAAGACGCTATCACCATGGCGGAATTGCATGAGATTGCCTTGGTGGTATCGCGCGAAAAGGGGCCGAAGTTTGTGAAGAGCATCCTTGGTGAGTATGGTGGGAAACGCATCGGTGTTATAGGCGCGGTCCACTATCCGGCAATTAAAGCGGCTTTTGAAAAGGCGTTGGCGGAATGACCGCTCATGCAAAACTTGGTGCCAGCAATGCGCACCGCTGGTTGGTCTGCGCCGGATCGGTTGCTGCCGAAGAGGGTCTTGAAGATAAAACGTCTCCCTTTGCCGAAGAGGGTACTCGGGCGCATGAGATGGCCGAGTCGTGCTTGGCCATCGCCCACAGTTACCCAGAGCATGTGGATTTCGACGATTGGCCGCTTTATGCGCAAGTGAAGTCTGAGGAGTATCTGACGCACATTGTCGATGACCCCGAGATGGGTGGTCACGTTGCTATGTACGTTGACTACGTTAATCGCCTGATTGCTGATTGTGATCTGTATGCGATTGAGCAGCGGGTGGAGTACAGCGATTGGGTGGATAATGGGTTCGGGACAGCCGACGCCATTGTGTTGTCCGGGAACGTCCTGCACGTCTGCGACTTGAAATACGGGATGGGTGTGCGTGTCGATGCGGAAGATAACCCGCAAGGGATGCTCTACGCTCTGGGGGCTTACGCCAAGTACTCAAAGAGCCACGTGATCGATGTTGTGCGGATCGCTATTGTGCAACCTCGCCTTGATCACATTAGCGAATGGGAGATCAGCGTAGAGCGGCTGCTTGGCTGGGCTGAATGGGTAAGCCAAAGGGCCGAGGCAACGCAGGAGGAAAACGCCGAGCGGGTGCCGGGAGAAAAACAGTGTAGGTTCTGCAAGGCTAAGGCAACATGTGCTGCGCTGAAGGATTACACTGAGTCCATCATCATGGCGGACTTCGACGATCTTGATGATCTGCCGAAGGCTAACACGCTCAATGACGACGCCCTGCGCAAGGCCTTAGACGCCAAGCCCCTGATCGAAGGCTGGTTGTCTGCTGTTGAGCGTGTCATCAAAGAGCGGTTGGAGGGCGGCGATGGGTTCTCAGGGTATAAACTGGTGGAGGGTCGGTCGCAGCGCAGATGGACTAACGAGAAAGCTGCTCAAACTGCTTTGGTTGACCTGGTGGGGGAAGATAAGGCGTTTAACGTGAAATTGATCAGCCCGTCGCAGGCCGAGAAGGTGCTTGGCAAAAGCCGCAAGGGGGATATCGAAGGGCTGATCACCAAGCCGAGCGGTGCACCAACCTTGGCCCCTGAAACAGATAATCGCCCAGCGATCAATTTGAGCGCTGACGACTTTGACGTGATTGACGAGTGAGGCGCCTGTTCGGCGCAACAACCAAGCCTAGAAGGATAAAATCATGGCTAAAATCAAACTGAACAATGTCCGTCTTTCATTTCCGAGCCTGTTTCGGAAGGCCGTGTTCTCCGGTGAAGAGACCAAGTTCGAGGCCACGTTCCTGCTCGACAAGCAGGAGCACGCTGCCAAGATTGCCGAGATCGAGGCGGCGATTGATCGGATGCTGCAAGAGAACTTGAAAGGGGTAAAACTCAAGGAAGACAAGATTTGTCTCAAGGATGGTGACGATATCGACTACGACGGCTACGCCGGGAAAATGTCGATCAAGGCGTCGAACAACAAGCGCCCGAAGGTGCTTGATCGGGACAAGACGCAGCTAACCGAAGATGACAATCGCATCTACGCTGGCTGTTACGTCAACGCAGTGATTGAACTCTGGGCGCAGAACAACCAGTGGGGCAAGCGCATCAACGCGAATTTGCTTGGCGTGCAGTTCTTCAAAGACGGGGAACCGTTCTCGGACGGCGCGGTTGCGACTGACGATGATTTCGACGTTTTTGACGATGATGAAGAGGACTTCATGTAAGGTCTCTCGGGGCCACCTGGTAACGTGTTGCCGAAGGTGGCCCCACCTAAAATTTGCCGAGAAATGGAGGACACCCCTCATGGCGCTCATTCTTGACGTAGAATGCTACACTAACTTTTTTTTGATTTGCTTCATGGACACAGAAAGCGGCAAGACCGGTTCTTTCCAGATGCACGAAGACAAACCTCTGAATGTGTCAAAGGTCGCGCATCTTATGCGTTCCTATACGACCGTTGGGTTCAACAGCTTGAGTTATGACCTGCCGATGATTGCTGCGGCGCTGGAAAACAGGTCGTGTGAAGAACTCAAGGAGATCAGCGACAAGATTATCGGGAGCAACCTGCCGGGCTGGCGGGTCTTGCAAGATATCGGTGTTAATGTGCCGCAAGCGTGGGACCATATCGACATTATTGACGTGTTGCCTGGTAGGGCTAGTCTGAAGGTGTACGCGGGCCGAATCGGCTACCCCAAGTTACAAGACCTACCCATTGAACCCTCTGCAATGGTGACACCAGAGCAGCGGGAGCAGCTTAAGGCGTACTGCATCAATGACGTGCAAGTGACTGCAAAGCTGTATGACATGATGGCAAAGCAGATCGCTTTGCGCGTGGATATGGGAGAACAGTATTCTGTGGACCTGCGCTCAAAGTCGGACGCGCAGATAGCCGAGACAGTTCTAAAGCACGAGATCGAAAGCGTAAGCGGCAAGACGCTGCGTCCGCAGAAAGTACGCGACGACGCGACGTTCAGATACCTTGATCCGAAAATCATCAGGTTTGAGACCGATCAGCTTGCGCAAATACTCAAGCGCGTCTTGGCTGAGGGGTTTGAACTGTCAGGCAATGGTTCGATTAAACTGCCGGAGTGGCTCAAAGATACGCGCATCAAAATAGGTTTGAGCGAGTACCAGATGGGGATTGGCGGGCTGCACTCATGCGAGAAAGGGCGAACAGTAATCGCAGGGTCGGATCATATCTTGGTGGATTTCGACGTGGCCTCGTACTATCCGAGCATCATTCTTCAACAAAAGATCGCTCCGGATAACATGGGGGACGATTTCACACAGATATATAAAAGCATCGTTGAACGCCGCATCGCCGCGAAGCGCGCTGGCGACAAGACGACTGCAGACACTTTAAAGATTGTCGTCAACGGTTCGTTCGGTAAGTTGGGAAGCAAGTACTCAACGCTCTACGCCCCCAACCTGTTGATCCAGACCACACTTACAGGGCAGTTTGCTTTGCTGATGTTGATTGAGCGCATGGAGAAGATCGGCGCGTCGGTGGTCAGCGCGAACACAGACGGGATTGTCGTCTTTGCTCCGAAGACGCTTCAAGACGATATTGAGGACGTGATCTTCTGGTGGCAGATCGACACGTCGTATGAGCTAGAACGCAGTGATTATTTGGCACTCCATAGTCGTGACGTGAACAACTACGTCGCCGTGAAAGCTGACGGAACCTACAAAGCGAAGGGGGTTTTTTCTGAGCCAGGGCTTATGAAGAACCCGCAGTTCCCGATTGTGTCAGAGGCCGTGGCCAAACACCTGAGCGGGCAGGGGGACTATCGTGACGTGATAATGTCCTGCAAGGACATTGGGCGGTTCGTGATGCTGCGCAAGGTCACTGGTGGAGCCATGTGGCGCGATGAGTCGTTGGGTAAGGCCGTGCGGTTTTACTACAGCACAGAGGTCGGGTCGGACGAGACGATCAGCTACGCTAAGAACAGCAACAAGGTGCCGCAGTCCGACGGGGCCAGACCATGTCTCGATCTGCCAGACGGGTTCCCGCAGGACGTTGATATCGAGCGGTACGTTGGGATGGCGCAAATGGTGTTTAAGCAAGTGGGGGTAAGCCATGCTTGAGCGCGACGTTGAGCGGGCGTTTGTGCAGCGCGTTAAGGCTCTTGGCGGGATGGCTGAGAAATTCGTTAGCCCTACACGCAGGGCTGTCCCTGACCGCATCGTTACGCTGCCTGGAGGGCGCATCATATTTGTAGAATTGAAGGCCCCTGGGAAAAAGCCAACAGACCTTCAAGCCCGAGACCATGAGCGCCGTCGCGCTTTAGGTTGTGATGTGAGGGTGATTGATAGCATGGAGGCGGCTCGTGCTTTCGAGGGGTGATCTGCATAAATATCAAGAGCGCGCGGTAGACTTCATCTTGAAGGAGCAGCGCGGGATGCTGGCCCTCGATATGGGGCTTGGGAAAAGTGTTTCCACGCTAACAGCCATCAGCGACATGCTTGGTGCTATGATTGCAAGCAAGGTGCTGGTCATAGCCCCACTACGTGTTGCGAATAGCGTGTGGGCGCAGGAGGCGGGCGCGTGGAGCCACCTTAACCATTTGAGGGTGTCAGTATGCACAGGGCCGGAGAAGGCTCGCAGGGCGGCTCTCAGCCTCGATGCGGACGTGTACGTTATCAACCGCGAGAACATCATGTGGCTGGTCGAAAATTACGGACGCCGATGGGATTTCGACACGGTGATCATTGACGAAAGTTCGTCGTTCAAGAACTCGTCCAGCAAGCGTTTCAAGGCCCTCAAGAAGATGTTGCCAGCGATTGAGCGTATGGTGCTGCTAACGGGTACACCATCGCCAAACGGCTTGCTGGACATATGGCCGCAGATGTACCTGATTGACTACGGCCAGCGCCTTGGTCGCACTCTGACGGGATACAAGCAGCGCTTTTTTGAGCAGGACTATATGGGGTATCGGTACACCCCTCGCGCAGGGTCTGCGGACCGCATTCACGAACTGATCGGTGACAAGGTAATCCATATGGCGGCTGAAGATTATCTTGATCTGCCTGACCGGATTGACATTGAGCAGCGCGTTGACATGCCACCGAAGGCGTTGGCTGATTACAAGGCATTCGAGCGTACGATGCTCGCCCAACTAGAAGACGAAGTGGTCGAGGCGACAACTGCGGCGGTGCTGGCCAACAAGCTGCTCCAATGGTCGAACGGCGCAATGTACACCGACGAGAACAAAAACTGGTCAGAGACGCACAAAGCTAAGCTGGACGCGCTTGCGGATATTGTTGACGACAACGAGGGCGAAAACATCCTCGTTGCGTACAACTACAAAAGCGATCTTGAGAGATTGCTTGCGCGCTTTCCGCAGGCGCGTGTCTTGGATAAGCAACAAGATACGATTGACGCTTGGAACCGTGGGGAAATCCAAATGCTGCTGGCCCATCCGGCTTCGGCTGGCCACGGGCTAAACTTGCAGCGCGGTGGGGCCTTATGCGTTTGGTTTGGGCTGAACTGGTCTCTTGAGTATTACCAGCAATTCAACGCAAGATTGCACCGGCAAGGACAAACCCGGCCAGTGCGCATCGTGCATGTTGTGTGTAAGGACACAATTGACGAGAGGGTGCTTGGTGTTTTGCGAGACAAGGACGCCGTGCAGGGCGCGTTGTTAAACGCTCTTAAGCCCTAACCATCTGTTCCCATCTCCCCTGCCAGAGCCAAGTAACCGCAGGCGTCAACAAAGCTGTCGAGGTGCGGGCCGTTTGCAAGGCGCGCGATCTTCATCAGCGCCATCATGTTAGCGGCGTCAACGGGCGTGATTATTACTTCGTGCTCAAGGTATGCGGCCCACAGATCGCCAATGCGCTTGAAGCTATCTTCTGGCGGGCCGTAGTGGTCTTGGCGGTCGCCGTTGATCAAGCCGTCGGCAGTTTTCAGGATTTCAGATCGCTTCATTTGCTATCTCCTTCAGCAGCGGGCGACGGAACCGCACTAACGTCGCCCGCTGCGTCAACCGCGCCCAGGGAGGATGAGGCGCGGTGTCTGCGTGTAAATCGAATGAGGGCCATGCGGCAGATGTCACTAACCGTCTTGCCCTCGGCTTTAGCTGCTTCAGTCCACGCCGCCCGTTCTGCCGGGGTGGCGCGAAACTGCATGATCTCTGAGCGTGTATCCATATCCATGACGCCCAACTTATCCGGCTGTCTGTCATTACACAAGAGAAAATATGATGTTGACATGCGTACCGTGAAGGGTTTAGCTCTGTCATTACACAACGAGGAGATAGCAATGAACTACCTTGAAAGCATCATCGGCGTTTGCTTCATCGCCGTCATCGTAATCGTCCCTTTAGCCGTGGGAGGTATGTGATGCACACCGACAGGGATCACGTCTTCCACGATAAGGAGGAGGCCGAGGCTTTTGCTGATGACATCAGGGCAAAACGCTACACTGAGATGCCGCATGCGGACGTTTACGTCCTCGGACCGTTCAAGCGCGACGACGACACGTTCGTCGTCAATGTGGAGATTTTCAAATGACCGAAGCGCAACGTAAAAAGCTTGCTCAACAGCGAAGCAGAGAAGAAGCCGCCACAGAGGCCATGCTTGAAGCCATGCGCTGCCTTGGCTTTGAGGCTGTCTGTCAGACCTTTGCAGGGCATGTTCTTGGGCGGCCTGACGTAACACCTACGCAGGTGCATGACGAGCTTCAACGGCTGGCCCGCTGCGCGTGGGCAGAGATACCGGCGGGGGAAGTATGATCAACGGTAATCGCGCTCGTGTGGAGAAGCTGACCATGCAAGGCTGGTCGGCATCCGAGATCGGTAAAGAGCTTGGTATATCCGCAAACACAGTCTATTCGCACCGGTACTCAGCGCGGCAAAGGCAACGCGATCCAATGCCAGAGACGCCGATCGAGCTGAGAGAGTACTGGAGGTTCAAACAAACAAAGGAAGAGTGAGGGACTTTTGTGGGTCGGGCGTCTGAACGTGGCGCATTCTGGTAGCACAACCAACACCTAAACCACTCTCGGCGGCTCCAAGGTTGAGTTGCTCCCGACCCACAACATCGAAATACCAAGCTGGGAGGCTTGGCGCAAGGACGCGGAACACCGGGAAATGATGCTGGAAGCCCTAAGGGGATTGGGTTTCGAAGCCGCATTTGAAACATTCGTTGGCCATATCCTTGGCCGCCCCGACGCTACACCAGAGCAAAAGCATGATGCGTTGCAACGCGCTGCGCGCGATGCGGCACATTGAGAAGGATGCCGAAAATGACTAACCTGACACCGGAAGCCGTGAAGGCGGCGCTTGGCAAGCTCGCCATTCCACAAGGAAAGTTCATCGCATGTGACTGCGAGGACGACAACTGTTTTCATGATAGGCACAACAGCGCAATGAATGACCTGCACTTTTATGCCCCAGACATCGCCCGCGAATACCTGCGCCTCAAGGAAGTGGAGAAGGCTGGGGAGGCGCTGGCGGAAGCCGCAGGACTGGCCGGAAGCATAGCCAACGATGCGTTCGCCGCTGGCAGTGAGGAACGCGAGGGAGGATCAGCTAGACGGCAAGGCAAATTCGCAGACCGTTACGGGGAAAGAGTTGACTCAATTCGCACTGCCCTTGCCGCCTTCCGCGCAGCCGTGGAGGGGAAATGATGGACGCTATCGGGCAAAGACTTCACGAACTGCGGACACGCGCTCGCCTAAGCCTCGACGATTTGGCTCATGCGGCGGGCATGAGTAAATCAGGCGTGTGGGAGATAGAGGCCAACCGAAACGACCCGCGACTGTCCACGATCCGCAAGCTGGCGCGGGCTTTGGGTGTCGATGTTTACCAGCTTTTGTCAGAAGACGATTTGTCACCATCTTTGAGCACAGTTGAATTGCGCGTTCTTCACGCGGTTCGCAACGCCATGGAGGGCCGGTAATGTTCCACCGCCCCAACCCATCCCCTGACCGCCCTGATGGCGAAGGTGGAAAACTGATGGAACTTCTCGCCCTTAATTTTCTGGGGGGGAACTGCCATGATCAGGCTCTCTTGTTGGTGCGGTCTCACTGATCGCGTTCCATCCTACATGGATGGCGTCTGCTACCCGGAAGGGCGCAGAGCAGACCGCACCAACAAGAGAGCCTTCAACTGAATGGAGAAATGCCATGATCGCAATGGAGGAAGACCAATGACCGACAACACCTATGAGAACGAAAGCCACCACACTCCCGAGAGCCGAGACCGTGACGCGCGGTTGGTGGGGCATGAACCAAAAGGTGAGACTATGACAGACGATCCTAAGTGCGAACCGGGTTGCATTTCATATTATGGCGGCGAAAAGAAGCACCACAGAGACTGCCCCTATTACCCCGAGAGCCTGACCAAACTGAATGCCGACCGCATCGAAGCCCTCCTTGCAGAGCGTGACGCGCTGGAAGCCGAGAACGAGCGGTGGAGGGATGTGGCAAAATGGTATGATGACACCGTAGAGAAGCATGTCACACCCACAGGCAAACCCGCTAGGATTTCCGATAAGAACGGCGTCTGGCATGATGGGCCAGCGGCGGAAATGGCCAGTAAAATACTGCGCGGATTGCAAGACGTGTTACGCGCCGCGCTGAAAGGAGACAGCCATGACTGAAGCCGAAATCATGAAACTTGCGGTTTTTGAGGGGGCATTCATCCTGTTCACTGTCGCATGTGCGGCACTCAACCTATGGGGGTTGTTCGCGGGGCTTGCGCTGCTTTGCTTGCTGGCACCGCTGTGGATTCTGGTTTTGCTGTCTACGCCCACTTCCCTGAAAGGAGACAGCCATGACTAATGACGCACCGGAACGGATTTGGCTACAAGACGATGGTGATTATTCTAAAGCGCGCTTGGCTGGCGACGATCTGACGTGGTGTGAAGATCAGATCAATGACGCCGACACGGAGTACGTCCGCGCCGACATACACGCCGAGGCCATCGAAGCAATCCGCACCCCATCCCCCACACCCACGACCCCGGTGACGGTGCAGGAGGCAGCGAGGGTTTTGTTGAACGTGCTTCATGGCTGGGATGATGGAACAGGCAACAGGGATGAGTGGTTGAAGCTGATGTTAGCTGCTGCTTTTGGCGCTCAGGCATTCACAGTGACCCCTCTGCATGATGCCAAAGTTCTTGCTATGTTGCGGGCGTTCCTAACCGCTGCGGTTGACGATAGTGACCCAGACCTTGATTGGCTGCGCGGCTGCAACAAGGTCCGCGCCCTCGCAGAACTGAAAGGAGACAGCCATGACTGACGCACCAAACAGACATAACGATACTGGTCGCAATAAAATATTGATCGGGGCCGTCAGGAAACTAGATGAAATCATCAATCGCCATGATCCCGAAATCGACGTTACAGTTAATGCCGGCGTGTGGAACGCGCTTGATCAGTTATGCCACAGTTTAGAAACAGCCGCCGAACGGCGGGGCTATGAGCGGGGGATTGAGGCTGCAATCCGCGCCTTCGCAGAACAGGGCAACCCTTCCACCCCGCCGCGCGATGGTGTAGAGTAGGGGCGGCGCGGTATGGCACGTAAGGTATTGTTGTGGTGATGGCGGGGAACTCGCTGTCAGGTTAACCAGCACCGGGACCGCCGCGCTCTACCCACAAAAAAAGCCCCGCTCACCGGGGCAGAGGCAAGCGGGGCGGTTAGTTTTACATGGTCTTCACATGTGTGGGAACATCGTTGACATGCTAACACGCCGCTAGATGTTGCACCTGAAAGCCGGTGCCGCTAGGGTTAGGCTACATCAAGGAGATAGATCATGGCAACAGCTAAAAAAACCGTGAAAAACCCTGACACAACAGCTGAACAAGCTATGCTGGACAAATTGTCCACCGTTGGTGGCAGTCACGCTCAATGGGATGCAGCCTGGCAGGCCTACAAAAACGCGGCAGGCATCAAATGAACGTCGCAGATCGGGAACTTGTGGCCACGCTGCGCACCATTCACCGCGTTGAAAACCCACGCGCTGTAGATCGGCTGTGTCGTGAAGCCGCTGATCGCATTGAACAGCTTTCGGCCCCGGAGCCGAAGCGCCGGGGCCGCCCGCCGAAGGTTATTCCCGGCGTTACTCTTGACCAGTAGGACCGCCCAGCGCGGCCAGCGGGCTGTATGTAGCCACCCGGCCAGAGAACGGTAGATATTCAGGCGCACCCAGCAACTGGTTGCGCAAGTACATCTGGCCGAGAGGGTCTTGCGCAGCAGCCCGCTGCGCAGGGCGAGCCATACGGGCAAGAAATGCCATAAGAGCGCTGGTGCCGCCGCCACCCCCGATGGTGGCCATCGTCTCTGCGGTTTGACCAGCAGCGACTTCAGGAACGGCGCGCACGCCACCTGCACTGACCGCAGGCGCGGTGCGCAGGATTTGCTCGCCAGAGCGAGCCAAGTCCCCAAACAGCCCACGCTCGCCAGCAACGTATTGCGTGCCGCCCTGCTGCCGCAGCGCTTGTGCTAGAGCCTGTGGGCTGATCGTGTTTTCCAAGCCAGCTTCACCAGCGCGGGTTGCAGCAGTCTGGAACGCCAAGAAATCGCGCCATTGTTGCCGTGCAGTGTTTAACAGCGCTATGGCCTCTGCGTCTCCTGCATTGCGCAGGCTGGCATCAATGACGCCATCTAGTTCTCGCAAGAGCGCAACAGACGCCTGCTGTGTGGCCGCATCCTGAGTTGTTGCCGCAGTTCGACTAAGCTGGCTGCGGAAGCGCATCAATTCTTGTGGTGTGATCTGCCTGCCACCGCTGATCGCATCATCAAAGTATTGGACAAAATCATCAATTAGCCCAATCCGCGCGCCAGATTGAACGCCGCGCCCCCATTCGGTGGCAATATCTCGAAGCCGCGTTACGATTTGCGTCGGGTCGCTTGCTGGAGATGTGCTGGTCGGATCAACGCGCAGGCGAGACGTGACATCATCAAACATGTCGCCAATGCGGCTCTGCTCCCTCCGCAGCACGGCTCCGATGTCATCACCGGGCTGACCACCAAACGAGCGTAAAATAGACGACGTGAAGCGCTGAAGTTGGTCCGGCGATGCAGTCAGGGAGTCTTCAAGCATTTGCAATTCTGGAGACCCAACCACTTGGCCAGATTGAAGCGGAATGCCCTGCTGTTCCAGCAAGGCGGCGCGTTCCAAGCGCTGGGGGCTGACGCCGCCATACGGTGAAACCAAGCGCTGCCCAGTTGCCAGAAGGCCCGGCGCAAGAATGCTGCCGCTAATGCGTCCTGCAAGCTGCGCGCCCTCACTGCCGCCAAGCGCTTCAACGCCGCGCTCGCCCAGTTCTGCGCCCACGGTCGGGGCGACAAGACCATAAATGGTTCGGCTCAGTGCGCCGCCGGGCGTCATGAGCATGCCCGGCGCAAATTCGGTTGCGGTCTGCACCAACTCGCCAGTGGTTGTGGCGGGTTCATAGTCCATCAGTCCCGGCGCGGCCTGCTCAACTGCGCCCGTGAACGTCTGCCCCTGCGGCGCGAACGGGGAGACCATGTCAATGGCCCGCTGGGCCTCCTGCATGTAGAACTCGGTTGGCAGATCGCGTCCGGTGAAATACTCGTATGCTGGTTCCACTAGGCGCCCAGCTTGCCTTGCAAGAAAGCCTGTAGCTTGGCCGGGTAGATCAAGCGCGCTAGCAACTCCACGCGGTAAGCCGGATGCCGCCGCCATACCGACATCCTGTGCAAGGCTAGGCTGGCCAGCTTGTTGCTGCGCCAGCATCGTATTGACCGCCTGTGCAGCCGCCTCCGGCGTAGGGGCCTCCACCTCATAGGTGTGCCCGTCTGAGCCGAGAACTTCGTATCTCGCCATCAGTCAATCCTTCTAATAACTACGGTCTCGCCACTTGTGGCAAGAGGTTCGCCAGCCGGAGCGGGTGCCCCTTCAAAAGATGTTTGCGAATGCGGCAGCGGACGCCCTTCAGCACGCGCCAGCGCGTTCTCATAGACACGAAGCACTTCTGAGATTGCTTGGCGATATTCCTCTGGCGTCACAAACCGATTAGTCAGGCGCTGGCGGGCTGCAAGCGCTCGCTCACCTTCGATTTGAGTGATCTGACCGCCGCCGCGCAGTGAGTTGAATGCCGCCAAAAATTCTTGGCCAGTGATCTGGCGCACAATGCCGAGAAGCGCTGCGCCCTCCGGACCAATAGCAAGAGATGCCGACATCCTTTGACCCGGACCCAATGTCGGGTCAGTCGGGTCAAGCGCGCCCTGATATTGGCCAAGGATATTATTCAAAACTGCGTCTGGTGTATCAGAAAGGCGCTGCAACAAAGCCATTTGATTTCTTGCCGATACGGCAGCATCTTCGCTCTCAATGGCCTGAATTGCGGCCTCCTCGCCACGCTCGCGGGCAGCCTCAAGTTCATCATACGCAGCATTAAGCTGTGCTTGAATGGCGCTTGTGTTGCCCTCGGCGGCTGCGACCGCATTCAACTGATTGGTCAGTGCCTCAATGCGCTGCATAATACCCTGAACATCTCCAGTCTCTGCCGGAGCGGGCTGTTCAACTGCGGGCACGTCTGTTTCAGCCGGAGCCGCTTCCGGCTCACCAGTGTGAGGTTGAATGATGTTGCCCTGCGCATCCATTTCAACTCCAACTGGCGGGCGCGCCTCTTGCGCACCTCCCGATGGCGTCACGCTCGGGGTCTCGTAGCCCTCAACAGGCGGAAGCGTAGTACCAGTTGCGGTCGGCTGCACAATTCCATCAGTCGGGATCGCCCCACCAGTCGGAACAATGCCGGCACCACCGCCAGCCACCATCGCTTCCATCTGCGCATACATGGCCTCAAGGCCGCTAGTGTCTTGCCCGTAGGCTCGGCTGAGATTGATTTGACGACGCAACTCTCCCAGCGCGGCAAGACCCTGCACCTGGTTCTGGAAGATACCTTGCGCCCGCAGCCGCTCGCGCTCACGGGCCTGCTCAAAGCCGCCCAGCGCTTGGGTAAAGTAGTCGCTGTCCCGGCCTTCCAGAGAAGCCGCCGCGTCGCGCAGCGCCGAGAAGCCCAGCAGCATGCGCTGGTTGCGAGACAGACCAGAAAACGGATCAGTCGCGCCACCCACTTGGGGCGCTTCCTGATAGCCGCTGAACAGGTTGCCGAGACCTTGGCCGATCCGGCTCAGGAAGCCGGGCTGCTGCGGTGCGTTGGGGTCCATCGTCATGTCGCTGTCCTTACCTGAATGCCGCGAAGCCCTGCCCCAGCGACCCCAGAGCCGCCAGAGTGCCCGAGAAGCCGGGCCGCTCACTGGTCGTGGCCGTCTGGCCGATCATGCCGGACCCAAGACCGCCTGCGCCGACCATCGCGCCAAGCTGGGTCAGCGGATACTGCTGTTCACGCAGGAACTCGTTGTAGGCCGCTTCCAGCGCCGCCTGATCGGTCGTCTGCTGGAGCGCCCCAAGCTGCTGCATGCCCGCCGCCGCTTGGCCCGCTGCGCCCTGCCCCATCTGAAGCTGGGCCATCGTGGCGGCCTGCGCCTCGTTGTAGCCCTGACGCATCAGGTTGGCGATGAGTTCGTCCTGCGCGACCTGATAGGCCGCCTCGCGCTCGGCTTCGTAGACGCCCCGGCGTACATTGCCGAACGCGCCAGCGCGGGCGATGTCGGCCTGTTCCTGCGTCCGAGCGATCTCACGCTCACGCGCCATCCGGGCCAGCGCAGGGTCCATCACGTTGGCCGTGTAGGACGACAGGTTGGCCTCGTTCATCGCCTGATAGTCGGCGGGCGTCATGCTGGAGAGCGCGCCGATCTGCTCGTAGTACGGCTGCGCGGCCATCGACATTTCGCTGACCGGGGCGACGAACTCGCCGCCATATGCTTGGAACGGCGTCTCGCCGACCTGCGTGGCCGCCGGAAAAACCGACCCAGTGTAATAGTCTTCCAGAAACTGCGGCACGGTGGCCGTGGTTGTCTGCGTCGTAGAGCGCCCGGAACCCATTTTATATCTCCATCTCGTAGGTCCGTGAGACCTCTTTGAACTTGCACTTGGATGCGTGCTTGATCCACCCAAGCCGCCCCTCGGCGTCGATTGCGTCACACCCCAGCGCCTGTGCGGCTTCAACCAGAGTGGCCAGCGCGCCCTCAATCCACACCTTCATGTCGCTGCCTGCGATATGTGTGATGCGGAGGACGCTGCGGCGAGGGTGCTTGAGGATCGTGGTCAGTATGACCGCCTTCAGCTTGTCCTCGACCTTGACCGCCCAGAGTTGTTGGCCTCGGGCCTCAAGGTCATGTTTTAGGTCGTCCATCCCGATGCTGTTTGCCACGCGGCGCTGCGACCTACGAAGAAGGGGCGCGATCTGTGGCCAAGCGTCATCGATCAGAGTATGATGAACGAGATGCACGTTGACTGTCATATTATTCTTTTTCTCCCGTGATGTCACCCATGCAGCCTTGTGATGGCCAGCGTGGATGCAGGGGTGGCCGGACAGAACGCGGTGGCCGCGAAAGACTTCAGACTGCCAGTCGTGCTGTCCACCGCCCACATCGCTTCCAGATAGTCCCCAGCACTGACCGTAATCAGCGCAGTCCGGCTGACCACCAGCGTCGCGCCGTTTTGGTGCAGCGCGTTCTTCATGGTCGATCCAGTGGCGTCGGTGCCGTTGATGCGCGGCCAGAAATAGAAGTTCACCGTCGAGGAGGATGTCGATGAAATTTGCGCGGAGAAGGAAACCAGATATTCGCCCGCCTCTTCAAAGACGATCCGCGAAGACGGCGTTCCGAGAGAAATGCCGTCTGCTACATCAAGCGTATACGTCAATGCGTACGCAGTATTGGCCGCTGCGGCGGTGACATCCGACGAGATGGTCGCCACGGCGTGGCCGTCCTCCAGAACGATCTGCCGCCACTCGTTGTTTTTGCTGACCACCGGGTAGCCGTTCGCGGCATCCCACAGCAGGATGCCGTCCTCGGTCGCCACGTCGCTGTCCGACTTGTAGACAAGCTGCACCAGTTGGCGCGTCAGAGAGCGCACCAACTGGCCCGCCCATGCCTTCCAGTCTGCGCCGCTCGGCGAGGGTAGCTGCGGCGCGCTCATCTGCGGCCTGCTTCGGTTACGTCAACGCGCGGGATGCCGAACCGCCACGCGGTCAGCGTGTTGCCCGTCACGCGCATTCGGGCCTGACGGCCCGCGAAGCGCACACTGGTCGGATTGGACATATCGTACGGGCCGAAGCTGCTCTCGGTGCCGTTGGGATACAGACGGGTCTTGAAAGTAATGGTTACGTCGCCCTGTGTCCGCTCGTCGGGTATCAATTTTCGAACATTCAGGATGCGGTCGCCGCTGCCAATCGATGCCGGGCCACTCTCGGCGTAGACCTCTGCGCCGCCGTAATTGAAGCCCGTTTCGTGGTCGTACACGTTGCCGCTGTCGTCGGCGTAGATCGGCGCGCGGAAGACGCCACGGTCGATGCCACAGGTGCGCGTCATCTTGCCCAGCAGCCAGTGACCTTCCTTGTAGTCATAGGCGACGTAGCTGTCGATTTCCTCGGACGACGACGAGCAGTAGAACCACCAGACCTCGCCGTTCTGGCCGTTCTGGACGGCCCACGTCTTGCTGATCTGGGCGGTGTTGATGTCCAAGAAGACGGCGTCGCTGACCTCGCAGGGCAGTTGCTGGACGGTCTGGCCGTCGAAGCGGAAGAAGTTCTTGCCGCCCATCCAGAAGACGCCCGCGTCGGTCGAGACGATGGCCTTGCGGGCAATCAGGCCGCAGGACGATCCGACGCGCTCAAACTGGTGGACGAAAGGCGGGCCGACATAGACCGACCGATGTGCGTCCGTGTCGGTGACGATCAGCGACTGGCCGTTCGCCCGCACGCCCGCCATGATCTGGCCGGAGGTTTGCAGGATTTGGCTGCCCGCCTGATTGGTGGCGGCGGCGGTCCACGTGGTGTTGTCTTCCTGATCGCACCAGTCCACCCGGCGCGGATCGCCGTCTGCGCCCAGCGCG